ATTCAGGTCTGAGGGCCGCTTTCTGACCCTGGACCATGACGCCAAGGGTCTGGTTCATATCGTGATGGACCTGGGTTATGGCGTGACCACGATGGCGCTCTGGCAGCGCTTTGCCAGCACCATGCAGTGTTTTGACTACTACGAGTTCTATAACTGCAAGTACTCGCAAATGTCAGCTGTGGTCAGGCGGCATCATCCGGATGTGCGCTGGGGCAAGGTTTTCATGCCGCATGATTCTGCTCACAAGGACCCGAAGGTGGCGAAGTCCCATAAACAGGTAATGCGGGAGCTGGGCTGGAACGTGGCCGATGTGCCACAGATTGGCGTGGAGAACTACATCAGTGAGGGCCGGGATATGTTTGATAATGCCTATCTTGACTGTCACGAGCATGAACCAGAGGTGTCTGATACCCAGTATGCAAGAGGCGGCAAGCGCTTGTTGCAGTGCCTGCAGCGTTATCGCCGGCAAGTCCCTGAAACTACGGGCCATCCTGGTGCGCCGATGAAAGACGCTTTTGCGCATGGTGGTGAGACGTGGTGTTACACTGCGGTCGTTGCTGAGCAGATGACCAACGAGGACCGGGTCGTGGCTAATCCGTACCGAGGCTTCGAGACAGGCCCAGAGCAGGGAATACCGTATGGCTGACGAACTGAACTCTTCTGACAATTCCGCCAACGAATCGAAGGCGAAGCTCCCTGATATGCGTAAGAAGGTCAATCTTGACCTGCTGTCGAAAGTCCGTAAGCGCTTCAAAATCATGTACGAGGCTGACGAGGAAAACCGTCGCATCGCCATGGAGGATATGAAGTTCGTCAATGTCCCCGGTTACCAGTGGGACCTGAACATGAAGCAGGAGCGTGGCAAGCGCCCCTGCTACGAGTTCAACAAGGTCAGGGTGACGGGCAAGCGCATCATCAATGCCATGCGCGCCAATCGTCCTGGTGTGAAGGTCAGGGGTACCGAGGACTCAGACAAGGACAATGCCGAGCTGCAGGAAGGGCTGATTCGCAATATCTGGGAGATGTCCGACGGTGATACGGTCGTGGACTATGCCGCTGAATACCAGGTGAATGGCGGTATGACGGCCTGGCGGGTGAATACCAAGTATGCCCGTGATGACACCTTCGACCAGGATATTGTCATCGAGATGATTGAGAACCCGTTCACGGTGTTTGTTGACCCATCTGCGAAGGACTATCTCAAGCGGGACGCCGAGGACTGGGCGCTGACGACCCGTATGAGCAAGACAGCATTCGAGGCGAAATGGCCGGGTGCCGAGGTACAGTCGTTCGACGGTGATATGGAGTTCGACGACGAGGAAGACTGGAACGACGAAGAGACTGTCCGGATTGCTGAATACTGGTGGAAAGAGCCACACGACAAGGAAATCTGGAAGGTACTGAATCCCGAGACCGGGCAGACCTCTGTGGTTGATTCCGAGACTGACGAGGGCCAGATTATTGCACAAACGCCGGAATTGATACTCGAGCGCCGGCTGGTCGAGACTTTCAAGATATTCTCGACTATCGCCAGTGGTGGGCGGATTCTCGAGGACAAGGCACTGTGGGCCGGTCGGCAGTTCCCGTTCGTGATGGTATTTGGCGAGTACGTCATCGTCGATGGTAGAACGTACTGGTTTGGACTACCGCGCTTTGCCAAGGACGCACAGCGCTCGTATAACGTCTCCAGGACTGCTATTACCGAGACTATTGCGCAGGCACCGCTGAGTAAGTGGTGGGCAACGCAGGAGCAGGCGAAGGGCCTGACTGACCAGTGGTCGGTGGCACACAAGAAGAACTTCCCGTTCATGCTGTATAACCCGGACCCACAGGCACCGGGACCACCGGCTCGCATGGGCGGTGCTGACGTACCTGTGGCACTAATCCAGGAATCACAGATTGCCTCTGACGAGATTAAAGCGGTTACAGGTATTTACGATGCTTCTCTTGGGGCACGCTCTAACGAGACTTCGGGGCGGGCTATTTTTGCCCGGCAGAACGAGGGCGAGGTCGCTACGTATAACTTCCAAGACAACATGGAGAAGGGCATACAGCGCACCTACGAGATCATCATGGACCTGATCCCGGAGATATACGACACCGAGCGCGAATTGCGGGTGCTGGGTCCTGACGGGGCCGAGAGCTACAAGCGGGTAAACCATGTGGTGAGAGACCCTGCTACCAATCAGGTGGTGCGGGTACATGATCTCTCGAGTGGCAAGTACGATGTGACGATTACATCCGGGCCATCGTTCAAGACCAAGCGCCAGGAAGCTGCCGAGACCTGGGGCAACATGGTGCAGGCCGTGCCGGATATTATGACCGTTGCCGGTGACTTGATATTCAAGGCCATGGACCTGCCGTACTCGGACGAGATAGCCGAGCGTATGAGGACCCTGTTACCGCCACAGATACAAGCAAGCCTGAACGAGGACCAGGACCTGCCGCCAGAGGTAATGGCGGCGATGCAGCAGGCGCAGCAAGCTATGCAGCAGGTCGAGCAACAGGCGGCAATGGTGCAGGAAGAGGGCCAGAAGGCGCAACAGGACATGGCGAGTGCCAAGACCGAGCGGGCCAATGTGAAGGCGGATATGGCCGCGGTCGATGTAGCGATGGCCCAGGTCGAAAAGGCCAAGGCCGAGTTCAAGCAGTTCGTGGCGGAACAGACCCTGCAGCTAACGCAGAAGGGCGCGGTGGTAGAGCGCGATGCCGAGATGGTCGCCCAGCGGCTGCAAATGGCGAAACCATTGGTCGAGAAGTACGATTACGTGGCAGACCATGCCGAGGAATTATCGGATGTGAAAGACGTTGTCGGCAGGATTGACGGCGTATTGAGTGAGTTTATGGGTGCGGTTGATGATGCTGTCGAGACCATCGAAGAGAAGGCAGACAGGAAGGTTATCCGGGGTGAAACGCGCCGGGTGGACGGTAAGTTGATTGCAGATGTAGAATATGATGACGGCACACGCCGAACACTGGCCGCGGTACGTGAGGGCGGTAAGTTACGGATAGTGCCAGAGGTCGACGGGGAACCTTGATTCCCGGCTAAAATTCAGCCGGTGGGCTGCAACATCTGGAGGACAGATGCAAACACAACCTGGTGCAGACGCGGGTCTGGAACCGGAGGCCGAGCCGGATGGCGAGCCTGCAGAGCAAGTACAGCGGTATGAGCTCGACCCGGAACCAGAAAGCGAAGTGGAATCACCACCCACCGACGAGGAAAACGTCGAGGAAACAACCGGTACGTCTGAGGAAGACATTGAACACGAACGCAATGCCGTCCAGGGACGTATAGACAAGCTGACCGAAAACTGGAGAACTGCTGAGCGTACAGCGGAGCAACTGCGAGAGGAAAACGTACGGCTACAGCAGCCGGAACCGAAAGCAGATGAGGCCGTAAAAACGCTTGCCGACTTTGATTATGACGAGGCACAGTACTCGGCCTGGGTGTTCGCCAGGGCCGAGGAAGGTGCGAAAAGGACTGCAGAGGAAACCGTACTGGGTTTCCAGCAATGGCAAGTAGCCGAGCGTCGTGGTCAGGAACACCAGTCCCGTGAGGGTGATTTTGCGGGCAAGACCCCGGATTACTGGGAGACAGTCAATGGTGTACCGGTAACAGCAGCGCAACGCGAGGTGATCGAGTCATCTGACATTGGTCCCGAGCTGGTGTACTACCTGGGGAAGAACCCCACGGTGGCACAGGAACTGGCGAGGACGCCACCGTTGGTGATGGCGAAACGCATGGCGTTACTCGAGGGTGAGATCGGGGCAGCCAAGAAGGCAGCCTCGGACAAGACGGTCAGCAAGGCACCGCCGCCACCGAAAAAGGTCAAGGGGGGCGATCCGGGCTTACGGGTGAGTGCTACTACCCCGGCCTCGGACAAACTTTCAGACAAGGATTGGTTAAAGCGGCGGGAGGCACAGTTAGCAAAGCAGAGAGGATAAGCGCTTATGGCTAACAGTATTCTTACGCCGACGATGATTACCCGCGAAGCTGTACGGGTTCTGCACCAAAAGCTGAACTTCGTAGGCAACGTAAACCGTCAGTATGATGACCGGTTTGCGGAAACGGGTGCCAAGATCGGCACCACGCTGAATATTCGCCAGCCGGCGAAGTACTCTGTACGAACCGGTGCGGCGTTATCAGCACAGGACCACATCGAGCGCTCAACGCCGCTGACGGTATCCAGTCAGTACGGTGTTGACGTGTCTTTCACAACGGTTGAACTGACGATGGAACTGGACGATTTTTCGGACAGGATCATTAAGCCGGCGATGGCGCAATTAGCTGCGAAAATCGAGGGCGATGCCCTTGCCGTGGCTAAGAACCGGGTGTGGAATTACACCAACGCAACAACCGATGGGCTGTTGAATTACAAGCGTTTCCAGCAGAACGGTAAGAACCTGACCGAGAACCTGGCACCGATGGATCAAAGATGTTCGATCCTGACGCCAGCTTCGTGTGTCGAGTTCAGCGATGCTGTAAAGGGCTTGTTCCAGTCGTCGTCGAATATCAGGCAGCAGTACCGTGAGGGTATTGTCGGTCGGACGGGCGGTTTTGACGTGTATGAAAATACACTGATGCCGTCCCATACCACTGGCACGCTGGCTGGTTCACCGCTGACGACAGGTGCGGCCCTCGGTACGTCTACCACGGCCAATGCCTGGGTATCAGAGACCGCATTGTCGGTCGATGGTGCCAACACGGGTACCACGCTGCTGGCCGGCGATATCATCACGATGGCCGGGGTGTATTCAGTACATCCCGAGACCAAGACCAACCAGGGGTTCTTGCAGAACTTTGTGGTGCAGTCTGATGTGACGCTGACGACGCAGGCCAACACCTATGTCGTGACGGTCAAGCCGGGGCTAATTTATGGCTCAGGTAATGCCTATCAGAATACCGTGTTGTCCGGGATTAGTGATACGGACGGTAACGCGGTGGTACTGATTGGCGCGGTTGGTAGTGCGTTCAATAATGACCTGTTCTTCCACAAGGACGCTTTCGTGTTTGCGACGGCTGATCTCGAGGATGTAAGCAGGTACGGCGCCTGGGGCTCTCGAGCACAACAGGATGGTATTTCTATGAGGCTGGCAAGGCAGTACGCCATCTCGACGGATACCGTGCCGTGTCGGATTGATGTGCTGTGGGGCTTTGCCGAACTCTATCCGGAGTTGGCGAGTGTTCACAGGTACGAACAGGAC